GATCAACATCGGCGCCATCGCCGCCGCTTGCGCGCCGATCGCCGTCACGCTCGCAAGCGCCGCCACGCGGAACGCCCCAAGGGCGCCGGAGCTCGTGGCCACGACCGCCGCGTATGCGCCTTGCGCAATCGTGCCGCTCATCGTCGCCGTTCGATACGCCCACATTGCCGCGGTCGCCACGATGGTCGCGGCGCGCGATGCGAGTTGAGCGACTTTCAACGCGACCGTTGCGATGCGCGCGCGGACCGTCGACAGCAACGTCGCATCGAGCGGCACCTTGTAAGCCCACATTGCCACGGTTTGCGCGATGGTCGCGGCGCGCGATGCGACCTGTGCAACCTTCAACGCAACCGTCGCAATGCGCGCGCGGATCGTCGCGACGCTGACGCCGCTGACCGCCCACTTCGCGGCGCTCATCGACTTACCAAACAACCACGCCACGCCCGTCGCCAGCTGCATTGCGAGCTCGAAGCCCGCGACCGCCACGCTTGCAACCTTCACGGTCACGGCGAATACGGCGAACGCCGCGAAGACCTTCGCGACGCGCTTAGTCCACATCCAAATCAGCGGAAGGTTATCCTTGAGCGCCGTTGCCCATTCGCCGGCCTTTGCTTTCATCAGATCGCGGTTCGCCGTTACCCATTCCCCGGTTGCCTTCACGATCGCGAGCATCGGTGCGCGGATGGCATCAAACACGTCGAGGCGTAGCCCCGCGAGCAGCGAGTCAAATTGCCGGAGGGCGCCGAGCGCGTCATCTGACATGACTTTCGCCATGCCGTCAGCCGTGCCCGTGGCGTTGCTAAGACTTTTCTCCATCTCGCCGATCACGTCGACGCCGGCGTCCATCATCGCGATAAACGGCCCGATCGTGCGCTGCCCGAACACGGCGCCGAGTGCCGTGATCTTTTGGGCTTTCGTCATCTTTTTGGCCGCGACAACGAACTTGCCGATCGTCGCGGTCATGTCGATCCCGCCATCCTTCGTTTTTTGCACTTGGATGCCGAGCTTTTTTAACCCCTTCGTTGCAGCGCTCGACGGTGCGCCGAGCTCGAGAAACGAATTGCGGATCGCGGTGCCGGCCTCGCCGCCCTTGATACCGACCTTCGCGAGAACGCCCGCCATCGCGACGAAATCTTGAATGCTGGCGCCCGCCGTCTTAGCGATGGGGCCGCCCATCTTTACGGCCTCGAATAGCTCTGTGACGTTCGTTGTCGAGTCCGCGGCGGCGCGCGTAAGAACGTCCATCACGACGCCCATATTCCGCGCGTTCTTCGCGGCGTTCTTGCTTGTCAGGCCAAAGGCTCCCATCGAGTCGTTGGCAATGTCGCTCGCTTGCGCCATCTCGATTTTGGCGGCCAACGCAAAGTTTACGACCTTCGGCAGCGCGGCGATCGAAGCCTTGGCGCTCAAGCCCGCGGTCGCAAGCAACGTGAGTCCTTCGGCGGCCTGTTGCGCGCTAAACTCTGTCTCGTCGCCGACTTGCCGCGCGGCGGCTTTCAACTCCTCGAATTCCTTTGTGCCCGCCTTGATCATGCCGGGGAATTGCGCGGCCGCGAAAGTCATCGTGCGTTCAAACTCGACGCCTTCGGCGATCGTCGTCTTGAGCGCGAAGCCGAGCCCGGCAACGGACGCGACGCCGGCGACGCCGATCGCATTACTGAATCGACCGACGCCGCGCATGCCGGCATCAACCGCTTTGTTTGCCTTGCCGAGCGCACCTTGCGCCGACTTGCCGAACGCACTAAGGCCCGTGCGAATCTTCGCCATCGGCGCCGAAAGCTTATCCTTCGCGCTGAATATCGCCTCGAGGCTGAATCGACTTTTAGCCATGTTTGCGACGTCGTTTCGATCGTCTTGCCGGCGCCGTCTCCGGCTTCGACCTGGTGTGTTTCCTCAACTCCGGGCGGAGCCCTTCATAAAAGAACACGATCTCGGTGGTGCTCATCGTGCGGGGGTCAGGTAGCCCGGCGTAGTCGCGGGCGACCTGACGCAACATCTCGGTGTAGGCGGCTCTTGCGCTCGGCGCTCGCGCGTCCGCGCCGTTGCGCACGATTGAGTCGACTACTGCGCAGCCAAAAAAAGCTTGGCGAGCCTCGAGCAGCGTTGCAGATCGCGCGAGCTCATCCGGGCAAACTCGCCCGGCTTCGACTCGGTCATGTCGGTCATCGCGGCCATGGTGTTTGCGATCTGCTTATGCGCGGGATACGTTTCGAGTGCCATCAGCGTCGCGCCCGTCGGCGGGTTGAACGTTAGCGCCTTGCCGTCCGCGGGTTGATACGTCGGTCGCCCATCGGGGCCGACAATGATGCGCCCGTGCATCATGTCTTTAACCAGCTCGGCGCGGAGCTCGGCAAAATCCTCTTGCTCGGCTTTCGTCATCGCCGATTCATCAATGTCGACGCGGAATTTTTCGCACATGCGAACAAACTCGGCGAGGGCGACTTCCTCGGCTACCTTGAAAACAACGCGAATGTTTGGGGTGTCTGTCATCGGGTGATTTGGCTTTGCAGGTTCGGGCGTCGCGGCGAGCTCGCGGCGACGCGGGCGGCTTCATGCATCGGGGCGGGCGCGCCGGAGCTCTGCGCGCCCGCCCCATTGGGTGTTACTGTTGCTGTAGCGTGCCCGGGCCCATCAAGTTGATGCTGGCTGTCGCGCTCTGCGAGCTCGACTGGATCTCATCAACGATCGTGCCCGTGCCTTCGTAAGTGACGCCGCTAGCCAGCGTCATCGTGATCGCGACGTAGTCGAGCTCATCGGCAATCTCTTGCAAGAACTCCGCGTCGGCGCGGTTGTCATCGATCTCGATCTGCAAACCGTCGATGCCCCAGGGCACCTTAGTCTTGAGCAACCGAGCGGTGCCGTCGCCGTTCGCCGCGACTTCGTTCTCGAAGCCGCCGAGCTTTTTATTCGCTTCGGCATCCGACGCGACGGGAAACAATCGACCTCGAATCGAGATCGATTCAATCGATCCTCCTACTGCTGGCATGGTGCAATGCTCCTATGACTGGTGATGGTGTTGCGGGCGCGCGCGCTTACGCGATGATCTGCGGAGCGCCGAAGAAAAACCCGAAGTAGAGGTCGACGCTGATGATGTTCGTGTTACCCGAAAGCTGCACGGTCGTTCGCAAGTCGAGGCGCTTCGGGTTGCTCGAGTTGATGGAGGCCAGCGTGTTTTCCTTCGCGAGCTCCGGGTTGCTGATGATGGCGTTAAGCGCCAGGCTGTCGATGATTCGACCGACGGCCGCCTTCGCGCTCATTGGCTTTCGAGCGTTCGGGTTGACCGTTGCTTGATCGTCCGGGATGAGCGGCGCGCCGTCCCACGACGTTTGCGCAAACTCGAGATCCAAGTTGTAGATGATCGTCATCAACTTGACGATATCGACCACGAAGCGATACGCCGGAGGCACCTCGCCCGTCGGCTTATACATGGTCACGACGTCGCTAACGCACACGAGACCGTTCTTGATCTCGACCGTCGAGCTGCCCGCCTTTACGGCCTGGTCGCGTTGCGAGTAATCCCATTGCGATCCGTCGGCGCCGGGCACCAGCCCGCGCACCGCGCGCGAGCCATAGTCGGTCGGTGGGTTATTGTTCGCGACCTTCGCGATCTCTCTGACCTGCGCGGCCGCGATGATGCAAGGCATGCTCGGCGAGCCCGGGGCGACCAGCTGGCAATTGATGCGATCCGACGGGCGCGCATCCGTGCTCGCGGTCGCGGTGCCGACGGAGGCTTCGTTGTTTCCCACGAAGGCCACGAACGGCTTGCGAACGAGCTGGCCCCAGCGCGTTTCACCTACCGCGGCAATGTCGGCAAGGGCGGTCGTGTTCGTTGGCCCCAGGCAGTTGATCAACATCGTGATCCACGTCGAGCCGATGAGCGCGAGCGCCGCCGACATATCCGGATCCGCCGCGCCGCTCGCGGGCTGTACGATGACGAATGTTAGACCCGTCGCGGGCACCTCGCCGGCGCTGTCCAATACCTCGAGCTTGATAAGGTTCGCGGTCGCCCCTTCCCACTTCGAAGTGAAGTCAACGTCTGTCGTGCCATCCGCCGCGGTCATCGGCATTTCGAGCACCGCGTTGACAGCCGCAACGATCTTGTCGCAAATGGTCGCAACGGTGTCTCCGACGGCCGTTGTGAACGGCGCACTTAGGATGCCGCCCATTCGCACGCGATAGGTAGCGATCGCGGTTGCCGCGCCAGATGGCGTGATGGACGCAACCGAAGCGACGCCGGCGCCGTCATCATTCAAGGGATAGACGGTCACGGGAATCGAGCCGACGCCGCCGCCCGTGATGGGAAACAGCTGCAACGCGGCAAGGTGGATCTGGCTGCCGAAGCCGTAGCGCGCGGCGGCCATCGCGGCCGACGTGATGCGATAGGGCGTCATCGCATAGCCAACGGACGCGGTGTTACCCTGCCCGATGATGCCGATGTGTTGCGGCAAAAACTGGATGGAGCCGGCGCGAAGATCTAGATACGTGGTCTCGATACCGAGCACGCGGGCAACGGCGGTTGCGTCTACTGACATGGTTTTTTCCCTTTAGGTGTGTGGATAATCCGCGAGCAGGTACACCTGACCCGTCTCCGCGCGCCTGACTTCGATCGAGAGTAGCTCGAGCGTTTCGCCCGTGTTTTGCGGGGAAAACTCGTTGAATTGAACGAGCAACGACAGTCGCCCCGCGACCACGCGTTGCGCTTGCCGGTTGTCCTGTTGAGGCTGAAACATCGTCAGCGATTGCGTCCATCGCTTCCACACCACGCCTCGCATTGCGAGGTATGTGTATTGCGCGGACATGATGATTTGGCGCACCAGGCGCACGGTCGCTTGAGCTCGGAACGACGCGAGGCGATCGGCGGCGATGTGTCCGCCCGCGATCTCGCCATCGTCGGCGCTGACCGCGCACGCATAGCAATCGATGTTGAAGATCCCGTCGGCGCGTTGCCGCTGCACGATGTTGCTCGAGGCACCGTCGAAGCTCGCCGATTCGAATGACACGTTGATGATCGGCGACGGCGGCGTGACGGGCGCGATCGGTTCTTCCTCCGGCACGTCCAAAAACTCGCCCCATACGTTCGACCGCTCGACAAACACGCGCGGTTGCTCGGCGCCCGTCAGGGTCCCTTGGTTCGCGAGCTCGACGACCAGGATCGCCGCGATCTGGTCGCGGATGGTCTCGAAGTTATCGGGCGTGTTGATGACTTCAGAGATGAGTGCCGGCATGGTAAGCCTCGAGCAAGAGCACGACCACGCCGACGGCGCGATCCGGCAGCACTTCGATCACTTTCCAATCGCCGACCACGCCCGCGGAGCTCGCGAACGTCGCGACCCACGGCTTGCGCGCTTCGCTCGAGACCGCCGTCGGCATCGCGGGTAGCGAGTCGATGTGACAAGCGATTGACGCCTGACGGCCAGCCACCGCTTGCCCGGTTTCGGGGTCGATGGACTGGCCTATGTCCGTTGTAAACCCCGTTAGCTGCACTGAGACGCCATCGGGCGACTTGAGCGTGAAGGGCCAGCCAAAGTCGCTCGTGTTCTCGAGTATCGCTTTGGCGTCCAGTGCAGCCTGCGCGCGGAGTCCCATGGTTCCCCGCTTAGGTCGTGACCTTGATACGCGCGAACGTATCGATCGCCGTCGGGATGGTCAGCGGTCGCGTGCCCGCTGACACGTTGACGGTTTTGCCGTCGGCTGAAACCCATGCGTTCGTTGTGAGGTCGAGCCCTTTCCCTTCGCTCGCGATGCGCGGCGGCAGGTAAGGCATGACGCGCGCGTCGGGGGCGACGATCATCGGGATGGCGCCGAAGGTCAGGTCGAGGCGACCGTTGCTCGACAACATCAACACGTGTTCGGTGTTGACGAACGGGGTCAGCGTGCCCGTTTGCGGGTGCGCGTAAAACCCGTTGTACGTCCACACTTCGAAGCGGTAGTGCCCGATCCAAACGTAGCCCTGGAAGGTCGAGCCGCTGCCGCGCGCTTGCGGCGCCATCTCGATAAAGTCGCCGCGCCGAAGGTTCATCGCGGCCTGCACCTTCACGTTTGCGATGAACCGCTGGAAAGCGCTGGTTCCCATCACGAGCACGTCGGGATTGCTCTTGCCATCCTGCCGCACGACGTCGGCAAGCGCGGCTAGATCAGAGAGTGGATCACCCGTCGCGCCGGAGGTCGCCCACGTCAATCCGGTCGTGATAAAGTGCGTCGACTTCGGCTGAAAGTTAAGCGTGTAGACGGCAACGCCCGCGGCGTTTAACAACGTTAGCTGACCCGTCGACAGCACTTGCGACGCCATCAATTCGACCGAGCGACGGATCTTGTTTTCCGCTTTGCGGAAGATCTCGAAGGCCTGCCGCACGGCGGTCGCGCCATACTCCGGGCTCACGAATGGGTTTTGCCCGGCCTGCCGCTGGATCATGTCGAAGGCGTTGATCGAGCCCGCCTCGTCGTAGATCGGTGGCTTGAACTTTTTGTTGGTGTATAGGGTCGAGTTGTTAAAGTTCGGCCCCAGCGAGAGATCTTGAATCACGATCGCGACTGTCTCGCTGTCGCGTTGAATGTCGATCTCGACCTCCTCTGAGGTATGAAAGTTTTCCGGCGGAGATTTGAAGTAGCCCGCGAGAAACAACGGAACCGTTGCTTTCTCGAGGTACATGCTGATCATTTTGGTGGTTGATGCGTCGCTCATGTTTCGGCTCGGCTAGGCGGGAGTTTGGTGGTTGCGAGGTGAAGGGATCGCGCCCCCCACCTCGCCGGTTGGCGTTGTTTTTGGTTTGGCGCGGTGCGCGTTACTGCGGGTTGTCGACCTTCGCGAGTTGCTTGACGTCGACCGTGATGAACGCGCGGGCCT